GATGACCCACTAAATGGTAGTGCATTTCATATTAGTAATCCTAATGCGAAATCTACTTGTGGTTGTGGTTCTAGTGCTGCTTTTTAAGGGTTGACAAAACATGTTTGAGTATATTATAATAGTGAAAAATTTAGGAGTATATTATGGATTTAAATAGAGATGGTGATGGATTTCTTATCAATATAGACGATTGGTCAGAAGAAGTTATGTATCAAATGGCAGAACTTGATGGAATGGAAATTACCGAAGAAATAAAAACATACATTGACAAGGCAAGGGAAATGTATGGAGAAACAGGAACAGTTCCTGCTGTTCGTAACTTTGCAAAAGAGTTTAATATGGATAGAAAGGCAAGTAAGTTATACGAAGTCTTTCAATCAGGTCCTATGAAAAAGATTGCAAAGTATGGTGGTCTACCAAAACCTACAGGTTGTGTCTAATGTCAGACAACACAGTTCACACACCAAAGACATTCTCTTTGGAAATAGAAAGGATTGCTTTTCATAAAAGAGTTACACACTTGGAAGCAATATCTATCTATTGTGAACAAATGGGTATTGAACCTGTAACAACAGCAAAACTATTAACAAAAAATTTAAAAGAAAAAGTAGAAGCAAATGCAAGGGATTTAAATTATTTACCTAAGTCTGCTAAACTACCTATGTAATGCAACCAATAGATGCATATTTAATGTATTGTGCTATGAAAGCACACTTTGATAAAAGTGATTACGATTTTGTAAAGTATAATGGTAAATCTAAAGTATCAAGAAATTCATTCTACAAAAGGAATGATAGAATTTTTTTTGTTAAATTAACTAGGAAATATAAAAGTAAAGAAGATGTACAAGATTATTTACTTGCTAATTTTTTAATACACCCAAAAGGTTGGGTTGGTAAGTTTGATGAAGATAATTATACAGAGTGGAAAAAGAAAATACAAAGTTTGACTTATACATTTAAGTCAGAGATAGAACCAATACTAGATAAAAATCTAGTTGCCGTATCTAAAAACAAACACCCTAAATTGTTAAAAGATTATCTTGGTAAAAGAGTTTCACTAGAAACTTTAGTTATACTAGACAGTATATTGAGTTTTCATAAAGAGTGGAATACAAAACTTATTGATGACTATGTTTGGAAAGATGTATATAAACTTATGAATGATTACAAGTCTTTTTTAAATTTTGATACTAACAGTTTTAAATTAATATTAAAAGGATTAATGGTGTGATATGAGTAGAGCAATAGTTTATGGAAATGGTGAATCTCGAAAAGTTTGGGATACCACCAAAGATTATGTAGGATTTACCACTTGGGGTTGTAATGCAGCTTATAGAGATTGTAAAGTGGATAATCTAGTTGCCATAGACTATGGAATCCAACAAGAGATATACAAGTCTGGTTATGCAACTAATAACTTCTGTTGGTTTGCAGATTGGAATGAACTTGAACAGTTTCATACAGAGTTTTTGAAAATGAACTATCCACCAGAACTGATTTTTGAAACTGAAAATCCAAACAATAGTGATATTTGTGTTGTGCAAGGAAAAGAAGCAATAGATGCAGAAAGAAATTATCAAGAGATGATAAAAAAATTTCCACATTTAGACAAAGAAGATGTAAAGAGAAAATGTTATAAGAATGTGGGTCTATATATCACTTGGTTAGAAGAACACGATAGAGTTAGACATATACAGTATCCTAGAGAATGGTGTGCTGGTGCAACTGCAATGTATCTGGCGTGTCAAGAAAATGAAGATGATATTTATATGCTAGGATTTGATTTAAGTAGTTATGATGAACCTTTGAATAATATCTATAAAGGAACAGATAATTATCTTCCAGAAGAATCAAAAGGATTCAATGTAGATAATTGGTTAATGCAGTTAGTTCACATATTTCAAAAGTTTCCAGACAAACAATTCTATTGGGTAGACGATTACAGCAATGAGAACAAATTACAGATAAAAAATGTTACAACAATTAGTTATAAAGAACTTGACAAAGTATGTCAAGGGCTAGTATAATGACCAGAATAACTATTATAAATAGTTATGTATCGCAAGATACAATATTTAAACATACGACAACATACGAAAGGAGAAAATAAGATGTCTTTAGATAGTCTAAAAAGTAGTGGTTCGCTGAATAAGTTGCTTGATGCAGCTAAAGGTGAAACCAAACCTCAAGAGAAAAAATCCTATGTAGATGAAAGATTGTGGAAACCAGAACTAGATAAATCTGGTAATGGTTATGCAGTTCTTCGTTTCTTACCAGCAGTTCAAGGTGAGGACTTGCCGTGGGCAAAAGTTTGGAATCATGCATTTCAAGGTCCTACAGGTCAATGGTACATAGAGAACTCTCTTACAACTCTTAATCAGAAAGACCCTGTATCAGAACACAATACTGCATTGTGGAATACAGGTTTAGAATCTGACAAAGAGATTGCTCGTAAACAAAAAAGAAAGTTACAGTATTTCTCTAATGTTTATGTGGTAAGTGATACTAAACACCCAGAGAACGAAGGTAAAGTATTTCTGTTCAGATATGGTAAGAAGATATTTGACAAAATTACTGCTGCGATGTCACCTGAGTTCGAAGATGAAAAAGCAATCAACCCATTTGATTTTTGGGAAGGTGCAAACTTTAAACTTAAAATCAGAAAGGTAGATGGTTTCTGGAACTATGATAAATCAGAGTTCGAAGATACATCAAAACTTTTTGAAGATGATGCAGAAGCAGATAAAGTTTGGCAATCGCAATACTCTCTTGCAGAGTTTACTGCACCAACAAACTTTAAATCTTATGACGAGTTAAAAACAAGACTAGATGCAGTTCTTTCTGGAACTGTAAAAGTTGGTAATGTAGCTGATACAATGGATGATGCTCCTGTAGCAACACCTAAAGTTGATACAAAACCTACAACTACAAAAGTGGAAACACCTGTAGTTGAGGAAGATGACACATTAGCGTACTTTGAAAAACTCGCTGAGTAACCTCTTGAGTACCCCTGTAAAAAGGGGTACTTTTCTCTTATATTCCTTATAAATAACACATGGCAAGAAGTAAATATATCCAAAGTGTATTAAAAGCAGCAGGGAATAGACCTCAATCTGTCGCATGGTTTCGTAATAAAATTAAAGAATTTGGTACACCAACATCTGCTGATTTAATTCGTGATGGAAAAAGAACATCAGTTCCTACTTTTGGTCTACTAAATATGTTTGTATATAGTCCTAAACTAAAGGATAAGTTACCATATTATGATACATTTCCTTTAGTATTACCTATTGAAACATATAGTAATGGATTTTTAGGGATTAATTTACATTATTTGTCTGTACCCATGAGAATTAGATTATTGGATAGAATAACAGATTTTGCTAATAATAAACAGTTTGATGAAACTACAACAATTCAAGCAAATTATGGACAATTAAAAAATATAGATTTAATTAAACCATGTTTAAAAAGATACTTGGCAGGATATGTTAAATCAAAGTTTAGAAAAATAGAGGCAGATGAATTTATGATTGCAACTTTACTACCTGTACAGAGATTTAAAAAACAATCAGACAAATATGTATTTGGAAAATCAAGAGGAATGATTTAATGGATTTTGGAAGTTTTATAGATGCGAGTTCTTCAGCAGTATTAAATGAGATACTGTCGTCAACTCATGATAGTAATGGAATGGCATTTCCTTCAAAATATGAAGTGTTATTTTTACCACCATCAGGAACTAGAGGAACAGGTGGGCCTGCAGCTTCTACTAATTTATTCTCACAAACATTATTAGGTCAAGTGGGTGGTGGAGATACTAGAGATGTGTCTTATCAATGCCATTCAATTGCATTTCCAGGCAGAAATATGACAACATCAGAAGACACAAATATTTATGGCCCAACCAGAGAGATTGTAGAGGGATTCACTTATGGTGATATTACTGCAAAGTTTTATTGTCATAATGACATGAGAGAAAAAAAGTTTTTTGAAACTTGGCAAAGACTTGCATATAATCCACAAACATTTGCTATGGGTTACTATGATGACTATACAGGAACAATACAAATATATCAATTAGACCATAAAGGAAAT